GGGTGGTTGTGGGGCTCGTCGAAGGGCTCATGGCGATGCATGCCCGCCGGCGAGTTCTCAGGCCCAGGTGCCGACTCATGGAAGTGAGCGGCGACGGGCGGGCTATCGCCCGCCTTCCCCTCGACCCCGGCCGGGACCTCGGTGTGCGGGAAGCGCTCGCCGGAGGGCACGACGGAGGGAACGCTTCCCTCATGCACGGCCAGCGCCTCTTCGATCTCGGCCTTCGTGTTGCTCTCGTCGACGCCGAGGCCGACGGCCTCGGCCTGCTCGAGCAACTCTGCCTTGGTGGTCATGGAACTCTCCTTCGCCTTCAGGCGGACGGGGACGGCAGAGGGGCGGTGATAACGGCGGCATCACCGCCCCGACTGCTCAGGCATGCTGGATCACTACGCAGCGCTTGTAGAGCGAGGCGTCGCCGCTGACCGAGTCGGACGGGGTGGCGAAGTCGCCGATCCAGTCCCAGGCCGAGCCGATGACCTGCTGCAAGCGGTCCTGGGGCGGCCGGATGATGCGTGCCACCTGGGCGTTGGGCGGCCCAATCATCGTGATGTCGCCCGCCTCGACCTGCTCGGGGTTGAGCTCTGCGAGGAGGGTACCCATCCGCTCGAACGGGCCGATGATCAGCGCGTCGCCGCCGGCGACGATCGGCTGGCGCACCGTGAGGGAGCCAACGGTCTTCGTCGGGACCTCGTTGTTGCGGATCCAGTCGATCCCGGCGAACCGGCCGATGGACAGGTTCTGCCATGTCGGCGACTCGGCACGGCCTCGGTAGAGGAGCTGGAATTCGCTGTCGGCGAAGAGCTCCTGCTCGGTCGTGGAGTCGATGTGGGCGACGTAGGCGCCCCCGAGCGTGGGCACGTTCTGGGCCCGAAGACGAGCCACTGCGCTGCGGAACAGCGAGAAGGTGGCGACGTCCGAGGACGACAGCAGCTTGGCTGTCGCCTTGGCACCAGGACGGAAGCTCACGGGCGCGTTGGCGGCGATGACGGCGTCGGCGTCCACCCACGTGGCGACGGCATCGAGGGTGAGCGTCTTGGTGCCGGTGTTGACCCCGATCACGTTCTTGGCCACGCCAGCAACTGTGACGGCCAAGGGCGCCGAGGCGGACACAGGCGTCGGCTTGCCGTTCACGAGCACCGTCGAGAAGCCGCCGACGTCGTCCACGATCAGCGCCGTCGCCCCCGTGCCGGCGCCCACGGCGAAGGTCCGACCGCCGGTGTAGGCGGCGAACAGCTTCTTGCGGGCAATGCGGTTGAGCGACTGGCCGGCGTTGATGGCCAACTTCTGCTGGTCCTCGAGGAACTTCGAGGCCAGCGTCATCGCCGACTGCATCATGTTGGTGTCGACCGCGTTGCCGTACTGATCCATGGTCATCGAGTACTGCTCGATGCCGTAGGTGTCGACGGTGGGGTCGGAGCCGGTGATCGGCGTCTCCTGCGGAGTAAGCAGGCCGGTCCGGGTGAACGTCACCGTGTCGCCCATGTTCGCCTGCCACGGGCGCGGCGTGGCCATCGCAGGGAACAGGAACTCGGGGATGAGGGCGTCCTGGAAAGTGCGGTCCAGGATGCCGTTCTGCATGATCTCCCGGATCGCAGACGGCAGGGTCGAGCGGACGTCGAACCGGGACAGGTCGAACAGGAAGTCCTGGATCCGCTGGGGGATGTTGAGCATGGCGCTCATGGGGTCGTCTCCTTGATGTCGACAGCGATGTGCTGTGGGAACTCGGCCTCGATGGCTTTGAGGCCGAGCACGGCGGCCTGGACGACGGCGGAGACCGCCGCGCACACCCGCCCTTCTTCGGCGTGGTTCCCGTGGCCTTCCACGGTGAGATGCATCCGGCCGTCGCCCAGCTCCGCTGCGACGACGATCACGTACTGCGAGGTCGGAGTCCGTGCTTGGCCAGCTCGGCGGCGTACTCGTCGTTGCTGGCCGTGCGGAAGTCCTTCTTGCCGTTGGCGCCACCGCGCGCGCCGCCGTCGGCTGAGCCGCCGGCTCGAGTGTCGGTGACCAGGTGAGGCTTCGCCTCTGCCAAGGCCTTGAGGGCCTCGTCGATGCCGGCGACGTTGCCGTCGTCGTCGATCTTCACGTCGGTGCGGTCGAGGAGGGCGAAGGCGTCATCGGGATCGATGAAGCCGGCCTTGGCCGCCGCCGCCTTGACCTCTCCCCGCAGCAGCCGTTCGTTGCCGGTCTGGAGAGCCCGGTCGCGCTCCTCTTCGGCCTTGGTCGCGCGGTCGCTGGCCTTCTCGAGCTCGGACTTCTGCTCCTCCTGGAGCTTGTCCCAGTCCTCGGCCTTCTTCTTCAGGTCGTCGAAGCCGGCGAACTGCTGGCGTTGCCTCTCGAGGCGGTCCTTGACGATCTTGTCGATCTGCTCCTGAGTGAAGGTCTTCGGGGCGCCGTCGCCGGCGGGCTTGCCGGCGTCGCCGGCGCCAGAACCACCTTCACCGCCCTCACCCTCACCGGCCGCGCCGGTGCCTCCTGAGCCGGCGTCGCCGGCGCCAGAACCACCACCGTCGCCTCCTTCGCCGTCGAAACGGCGCAGGTTCAGCCTGAAGGGCAAACGCCCCCGCTGGATCTCGAGCAGCTCGGCCAGTCCGTGCATTGGTCGTTCCTCCGTAAGCCCGTCGGCATGTCCGGCCACTTCTGGCGCGCCGCCGTGGCGCGTGGATCAGGCGTTGACGTTGAGCGCCTCGCCCTTGTCGAACTGCTCCTCGGCCGCGAGGACCGGGTCTGCGGCCTCGAGCTTGCGCATTTCCTTCATGCGCTCGATCTGCTGGGGCGTGTAGCCCACGTCCTCCCAGAGCTGTTCGAAGGGAACGCCGATCGCACGACGCTTGATGACGGCGTCAACATGTTCGGCCTCGCTGCGCGACTCGGGGTCCGCCCAGATGGTCTCGGCGTTGGTCACCTTGGCCCTCGGGTCGTCGAGGACGAGGAAGGCGAGGCCGATGGTCTCCTCGCAACTCTCGCTGAGGAAGATCGAACGGTCGAGCGTCTTGGCCACAAGGCCCGTCTCCGCCGACTTGATCGACTCCCCCGACGGGAACGTGCCCTTCAGGTAGAAGTAGTGGGGCGGCGTGCGGCTCTGGCTGGCGATGTGCTGCACGAGCATCTCGACACCGGTCACGAAGTTCTGCAGCTCGGAGGCCGTGAACTCACCGAACTTGGTGTCCTGGCTCTTCGCCTTGAACATCCGGTCGACGGCGGGACGGAACTCCTCGATCGGCTGGTTGGTGACCGGGTCCCGGGGGATGTCGATGCCCGTCACCCAGCGCTGGCGGAACGCCGCGTACTCGCTGGCCACGAGCATGTCGGCGACAAGCTTGTTGACGCCGTTCTGGACGGGGATGACCCGGTGGATCTCCGAGCGCCCCGGCAGGAGCATCCGCGGCCGGTTGTAGAACGGGACGACCGGGACGACCTTCAGCGGGTTCGGGAGCGGCCAGGGCTCGCCCTGCGTCTCTCGCTCGACCCACTCGGTCGAGGACCGCAGCCCGACGAGAGCGTCGCCCTTCCCCCGGCTCCGGTACTTGTAGATCGCGTCGGGCAGGTAGACGTTGGCGAAAACGGTCCCGTCGTCGTCGGTCCAGCGCTTCAGCGCTGCCGCGCGCTTGCGCCGGCTGCCCGGCATCATCTCAACGAAGACCTCGGAGGGGTGCTCGAAGGTGATCTCGACGCCGATGTCGCTCGAGCGGTCCGCCCAGACGATCGCGGCCGAGCGGCCGTTGATGACGGCCTCACGGATGCCGATCTGGGACTCGGCGTCGAGGTTGTTCGCCTGCCAGATGTTCCAGGCGTCCTGGTCGGCTGCCGTCTCGCCGCCGTCGGTCGGGTAGCGGAAGCCCTGCACCTTGAGGCGCTCGACCAGGGCGTCGACGACGAGATCGCACCAGTTGTCGGCGAACTGCTCGAAGAGGCCGCCGAAGGCTTTCAGGAACTTCTCCGACGCGAAGGCCAGCGGGTGCTTGCCCTCGTAGTAGTCGTCGTAGAGGTGTATCTGGCTGCGCTCGTTGTCGAGCTTGCGACCGAGCCGCCACAGCCACCACAGCGGTGATCCTTGCGGCGGCGCGTTCTGGGCCCAGATGGGGGTGATGGACGAAGGGGCGATGGTGCCGAGCGCCGGCCACGGGCTCATCAGGTCGCTCACGCTCAGCCCTCCCGCTGTCAGTAGCCGACGACCTCCCGGGACTCGGTCTTCGTCGCGCCGGCGGCAATGGCGTCACCACGCGCCTCCCAGGAGAGAACGGCGGCCATGGCGGCGTCGATCTTGAGCGGTGAGCCCGGCCGTTCCTTCTGGATCGACGCCAGCGGCCGGCCGTCGTCGTCCTTGGCCGTCAGCGGCATCTTGCGGGCGTTGGCGATGTGCTCGGCGAGCTTCCGGTCGCCGTTGTGACTGAGGTCGCCGCCGGTCATGGCCGCCCGGTACGCGCGCACGGCGTAGCCGATCTGCTTGGGCCGGTTCGTGTACCAGGCGATGACCCGCTTCTCGCCCCAGTGGCCTTGCCAGCGGTCGAGGAGGTTCTCGATCTTCTGGGGGTCGACGTAGGCCCGCCAGACCTCCCAGGTGTCGAAGGCCTCGATCATGGCGCCATCGACGTCGACGATCGAGTGCTCGTAGTCGTCGGACGCGTTCTTGGGACGCTCGATGATCTCGAGCGGCCACTGTTGACCCGACTCGATGTCGGTGGCGACCAGGGCGATGGCGTCGTCGAAACGGGCGCCGTCGACGCCGACCGTGATCAGACTTCCGCGAGGAACGACGAGCTCGGGCCTGGCCAGCTCGGCCCAGCGTTGGGCGTCGAAGGCCAGGGACTCGCCGGCCTGGGCCCGGTTGAGAAAGAACCGCTCCGCCTGAGCCGGGTCCTCGGCGATAAGGGACTCGACCTCGAGGTCGATCCGGTCGAGATCGATCCAAGGTTCCCAGCGGCCATCGTCCGGCCGTCGGCAGGAGTCGCCGTACGCGTGGCGCATGCAGCGGCGGCGCTCTCGCTTGTTGCGGATCGAGCCGGTGATGGGCTCGGGGTAGTCGACGTACACGCCGACGGGGTTCTCATGTGTGCGCTGGGCGACCGACTGCTCGACCGGGTCCCACGCGTTGGTCGTCTCCATGAAGCGCCCGCCCATGCCGGCCAGGTTGCGCCGTTGGTTGTGCGCCAGGAGCCGGCCGCCGTTGCGCTCGAGCCAGCTGTGTGTCTCGTCCTGAATGACGAAGGTGACGCGCTGGCCGAGTCGGGACCGGGCGGAAGCGGTCACCGGCTCCATGCGGCCGCCGCCGGGCAGATTGATGCGCGTCTCGCCGGTGTCGGGGATGTCGGCCTTGAGGTCGCCGAGCTCGATCATCGGCACCAGCACTCGCCAGACGTTGTCCGTCTGATCCTCCGACACGGCCGTGACCTGGATCAGCGGCGTGGGCCACGGGCGCCCGACGGGCTCACCGCGCGCGTTCCAGCCGTCGAAGAGCACGGGGCCGTCAGCTTCGGCAATGCCCTGGCTGGCAGAGAACGGGCCCTTGCCCCACTTCTGCGGTCGGACGAGCTGGCCGCCACGCTCGAAGAACCAGCGGCCGGTCTCCGGAACGATCCGGTAGTACCAGATCAGCCACCAGAGCATCTCGTCGGTGAGCAGGAACGGCTGCCCGCGGCGATCGCCGTCGGGGATCCTGCAGTTCGCCTCGATGTAGGCGGCGACCTGGTAGCCGAGCGTCGGAAACTCGCCCGGCTCAGCAGGCCCGCGCCAGGGCACCGTTGAGGGGCCACGTCGCCCACTTCTTCTGGTTGCAGGATCCGCAGATCGGGCGGAGATTCGCCAGGATGTGGGAACCCCCGGCTGCTATCGGCTTGACGTGATCCACCTGCTCGCGTGGACCGCCACAAAGCCAGCAGCCGGCAAACATCGACATCCGAGCCTTGAGCTCGTCAGCGGAGAAAGGGATGACGAGAACCGAACGCGAGCGCGCCCGACGCCGCGCCTCCCGAATTCGTTTGCCTTCGCGCTCTTGGTCCGGATTGGCTGCTCGCCAGTTCTTGTTGTACGCCCGTCTTGCCTCTCGAGTGCGCTCCCGGTAAATCCGCCTTCGGCGGATTTCGCGGTCTCGATTGGCCGCGTAAGTTCGGCGAGCCCATTCCGCCTTGCACGACCGGCACCAACTATCCCGGCCGCACCGAGTGTTCTTGCTGGGCGGAAACTCATCGGAGGACTTCTCACGCCTGCACTTCGTGCAGCGCTTCATCCGCTCACCACCGCACGAGCGTCCACGGCCTTCAGTCGACGAACATTGTTCTCGCCAGGGTCGGGTCGGGCCGGTTCCTCCTGCTCGATGATGGTCCAGCGCAGCGCGGCAAGCGCCTTGGGCGTGAGGCCGAAACGGTCGTCGAGCTCACGAGCTTCTCGAGCGATCGCCAGCTTGTTGCCGGCCAGGGCATGTAGCGAACGGATGACGAACTCGAGCTCCTTGGTCCGATCATCCGGATCGAGCTCGAGCAGCTCGGCGACGTCGAGGTTCTCGACCTGGCGGAGGCCAGCGACGTCGTCCTCGAGGGATGCGCGCCGAGCCAGAGCCGGGTGGTCACCAATCGACCAGGCGGCCGCCTGGGGCGTGCGCCATGCCCACTTCCACCACGCGTTGCCGGCATCGCCGAGCTCCAACCAGGCCGGAGGATTCGGCGGACGGCCCTTGCGGCCGCCTGCGGGGAGCTTCGTGGTTGGGATGGTCGGCTTGTTCCGCCGGCGCCGCTCATCAGCGGACTTCGGCAGGGGACCTCGGGGACCGCCCATGGGCGTCAGCCTCCAGCAAAGGAGTGGGACCCGGGGAAGCGCCCCGGTGCGCCGGCCTCAGGCGACCGATCGTTCGGTTTTCCGCGAAACTCGTACACAAGGCGAGCCCAGCGTCAAGCGGTACGGGCGCCGCGGC